CAAAATGATCTTAGATGGCAACAACAGAAAGGTACTGAGCTATAATGATGAATGCACATTTAGGAAGAGGAATAACAAATGATTCATGGATAACTAAAAATGATGTGGCTGATCCTTCTGAATTACCACACATTCCCGGTTTCCATTTACTAATTAGACCAGTTTCGGTTAAAGAAAAATCTAAAGGTGGAATTATTCTTCCTGATAAACTTAAAGATGATATAGCTTATCTTACTACAGTAGGACGTGTTCTTAAAGTAGGAGAGCTGTCATATGGTGATACTGATAAGTTTCCAAAAGGAGCTTGGTGTAAAGAAGGTGACTTTGTTTGTTATGGAAAATTAACTGGTACAAAGTTTGTTTATCAAGGAGTTAAGATGCTTTTAATATTTGATGATCAAGTGCTTATGACTGTAAAAGATCCTGCAGTTTTAGATACTACTATTAATCTAGTTGCTTAGTTAGTATTTATATGGTATATAATAGAACAAGCGTTAAGTCTTAGTTGTCGCAAACTATGGAGGTAGATATGGCAGAAGAAGAGGAAGCAATTTTTGAAGAAGTAGAAATAGATACTTCTAAGAAAAAAGAAGAAAAAGAAAAAGTTACTTATGAAGTAGAAGAAGAAGTTAAAGTTGAAGAATCAGTAAAAGAACCTGAACCTGAAGCTGAACCTGCTCCAAAAGAAACTAAAGAAGAAAAAGAAATAAGATTAGAAGAGTTAGGCAAAGAAGCACAGAAACGTATTAATGAGTTAACTCGTAGACGTAAAGAAGCCGAGGAAGCTTTAGCAAGAAAAAATGTAGAAACTGCTCAACTTGAACAAAGATTAACTGAGTTTACAAAAGGTAATATAGAATTACGTGAAGGTTCTATAAATACTAATGAGAAGATCTTAACTCAGCAACTTGAAATGGCAAAGCAAAGTTACTTAGATGCCTACGATAGTGGTAATAAGGAACAGATGCTAAAAGCTCAAGAAGTTATGTCAAAATCACAAGTTGATTTGAGTAAGATTGGTGATAATAAAAGTGCTCTGGAAAAAGTTAAAAAAGAAATTGATGCTACTCCAAAGCAACCTACTACACAGCCAACACAGGAGTTTGATCCAAGAGCTGTAGAATGGAGTAGGAAAAAAGATAATACATGGTTTGGACAAGATCAAGTTATGACTGCCTCAGCATTAGCAATAGATTTGCAACTGAAGCAAGAAGGATATGATCCAAGCTCAAATGAGTTTTATGAGGAAGTTGACAAGCGTATGCGAGAAAACTTTCCACATAAATTCGGAGAGAGTCAGCCGAGAAAAAAGACTCCTCAAGTTGTGGCAGGACAATCACGAAGCCAGCCCAAGTCCAAGTCGAAAGTTAAGTTAACTCAAAATGATGTTAGGTTAGCCAAGAAATGGAAGATACCACTTGAGAAGTATGCAGCTGAGAAGATCAAAGCAGAATCTTCTAGTGAATATACAACCATAGATCGTGGGTAGGAGGGTGTTATGAAAACTAAATTAAAATCACGTAGTGCAGAAACACGAGAAGAACAAACAAAGGAATATGAGTTCAAAGAACCTAATTGGTTAGATATTCCAGATTCAGTCGTTGAACGTTTAAAAAACCAAGGAATGGTTTTACGTTGGATACGTATCTCTTTAAAAGGTGAAGACGACTATAAGAATGTGGGAGCTAAACAACAACAGGGCTGGGTATTTATAGAACCTTCAGAAGTTCCCGAAATGTTAGCATCGTCTGTCGTGATGGACAATGGACGCTATGAGAACTGTGTTGTTAGAGGGGATGTCGCCCTAGCCAAGATGCCTCAAGGACAAGCAGATTCCAGAATTAAGTATTATGAGCAAAAAAGTAAAGACATGGTGGATGCTGTAAATCAGCAGTTAATGTCTCAAAATGATTCTCGAATGCCTATTTCAAATCAGAGTAAAAGTAGCGTGACAAAAGGTCGGCACCCTAAGTTCCAATCTTAGTCACATTTAATAACTAACCATAAAGGGAGATTAAGTATGTCTGATACTAAATCGTTAAATGGTTTTACTCCTGCTCGTAAATGGGGAAGTGGTTCTAATTCTACTGGTACTAATCAGTATGATATTAAAACTGGCTGTGCTCCTAGCATTTTTACTGGTGATCTCGTTCATGTCCAAGCTGGATATGTGAGTTTATTACCAGCATTTGATGGTAGCGTTCCTCCTATGGGTGTTTTCATGGGCTGTCGTTATGAAGCCGATGGTGAACCGAAGTGGTCTGGATACTGGCCCTCTGGAACTTCTGCAACAAATGCGAGAGCATATGTCGTAGATGATCCGTTTGCCACATTTTTTCTACAAGCTGATGCCGCTGTTTCTCAAGGCGAAATTATGCAATGGAACTTTGAAGTGACCAACACTGGGGGTAACACCTTTACTAAAAGATCTGATATGGGAATGGACGTAGCTAGTGCAGTACAATCTGCAGCAGCTGTAGTTCGTCCTATCGGACTTAAAAAAGAACCGGGTAACTCTATTTCGAGTGCTTATCCGATTGTTGAGGTGGAATTAATCCATCATCAACTCCGTATAACAACTACAACTTAGAATAAGGAAGGAATAACAAATGGCTATAAATAGAGCTAGTATTGCTAAGCAACTTGTTCCCGGACTTAATGCTATTTTTGGTATGGAGTACGGAGAAGTTGCCGATGAGTTAACACCTCTTTTTGAGAATGAAAACTCTGATCGTGCCTTTGAAGAAGAAGTTCTCTTCACAGGTTTTGGGTCAGCACCTGTAAAATATGAAGGTGCTGCCGTAACATATGACAACGCACAAGAGTCATACACAGCTCGTTACACAGCTGAAACTATTGCACTAGCATTCAGTGTTACTGAAGAAGCTATGGAGGATAATCTTTATGATACATTCTCTAAACTTCGTGCAAGAGGTTTAGCACGTGCAATGGGTAACACTAAACAGGTAAAGGGTGCTGATGTATTTAATAATTCATTCAATAGCTCTTTTACTGGTGGTGATGGTGTAGAACTATGTAGTGCAGCCCACCCAATCGTTGGTGGTGGTACACAAAGTAACCTTATAGGTTCTGGTGGTACTGTTGATTTGTCTGAAGCTGCTCTGGAATCAGGGCTTGTTTCAGTACAAACATGTAAAGACGACAGGAACATTTTGATCGGTTCCAATGCTGTTTCAATACACATTGCACCCGGTGAACAATTTGCTGCTGATCGTATTTTAAACAGTCCATATAGAGTGGGTACTGCTGATAACGATATAAATGCTGTTAATCATCAAGGATTAGTTCCTAATGGTTATTTTGTAAATAAGAGATTCTCCGATGCAGATCGTTGGTTCTTAAAAACAGATGTTCCAAACGGAGCAAAGCATTTTGTGAGAGCACCTTTGTCAACTAAAATGGAGCCTGATTTTGATACAGGCAACCTACGTTATAAAGCTAGAGAAAGATATTCTTTCGGCTGGTCTGATTGGCGTGGCTATTTTGGTTCCACAGGAGCTGGATAACTAACAAATTAGGGGAGTAGTTTTAGGATTATTCCCCTTTTATTAATTACTTCTGACAGCGAAAGCTGACAGTAGCCAAGACAGGAGGAAAACATGGCTAATACAACTTTTAATGGTTCCGTTAGATCTGAAAATGGGTTTAAACAAGTAACCTTGGATGCAGCTGGAGCCGCAACAGATAACTTTACTGTAGATTCTAGTGGTAATGTATCTGGTACTGGTACTTTAAAACTTACTGGTCAATCAAACATGCGTATAGCAATAGATAATACTACTTATAATACTGGAGCTGCTGTTACAGATACTTTAACTGCAGCAGAAACTGGAACTATCTTTAATGTAGATGGTACTGACGATATTGTAGTCAATATGCCAGCACTTAGTACAGGTAATGTAGGGCTCTCATATGAATTTATTGGTATTACAACTGTAACAAGTGGTAAAACAGTTACATTCGTTTTACCGGGATCAGGTGTTTCTAATTTTTATGGAGCAGTACAACTTATGGGTGGAACTGCAGCTAATCCTGCATCTGATATTGCAGGAGATACTTTAACTCTAGCTGCTGTAACATTACCAAATGCAAGAGTTAAACTTACTTGTATACAAGATGATGGTACTAATTCCAAATGGAAAGCAGAAACATTATCTACACCAATAGCAACTATTGCATAAACTTTTATAAGTAGTGAATATAGTTTATAATTGAGGGAGGGTAAAAGCTCCCTCATAATAGGAGATTAAAATGTCAACAAACATTAAAGTAGCTCAAGTAGCAGGTGGAGCAGGAGGAAATGGTATCTTTGTAGGTATTACTACAAGTGCCACACTTTCAGATTCACGTGTTAGAGCTTATAGTTATGCATGTACTCTAGCACAAGAAATAGTAATTGCAGATCAAGATGGTCCTCAAATAAAACAATCAGTTCTTGCAGCAGATACTGCAGATACAATATATACGACTGACATGGGCATAAAAGTACGAGGAAAAGTTTCTGCTTCTGGTGTCACTAATAATGGCAAAATTTATCTGTATTATGGATAATAAATATGGATTATACATCATTAGTCAGTGGAGTTCAGGCAGCAACAGAAAATGATTCTCTTGAATTTATAGGGAGTCTACCAGATATTGTAGGTAGAGGTCAAGGAAGATTGATCTCTGATATTGATGATCTTGGATTAACTACTTATACAAGTATTGCAGTAAGTGCTGCAAATGCTCATGTAAGTGTACCTTCCAATGGAGAATTAATTAAGAGTTTCACTGTGGAAAATGGTGGAACTAAAACTAATTTATTACCTAGAGAATATTTATACCTTACTGATTACTGGCCCGTATCAGCTAGTACAGGTGATCCAAAGTATTATGGATTAAAAACTAATACAAAAATTCAAATCGCACCCACACCAGTATCCACTGTTGATGGTGAGATTTCTTATGTAGCCAGATTAACAACACTTACATCTGCTACACCAACTAACTATCTTACCGAACATTGTCCAGAAGCAATATTCAATGCCTGTATGCTAGAGTCTGCATACTATATGAAAGACTATAGTACCATACAATTTTGGCAGGGTGAATATAATCTGGCTGTTGGACGTGTGAGAAATCGTTCAAGACGTTCCAGACAGGATGATATGCAAACTAACTGGAGTCCTGCTGGAACTCCAAATACTATAGTAAAGGGAGGAAACTAAAATGTCTGATTTAAGAAAGGGAGGAAAAGTATGAAGAAAAATCTTAAAGGTAAAACACGAGATTTTAAAAGTGAATTTATGCACGATATGTCTGAACCTTTACCAAAAAGAAAATCAAAGCCTGAAGTTCTAGAAGATATTGTAGTAGCAAGTGGTAAAGATACATCAAGTCCAACTAAAATATTAAGAAGGAAAAGTAAACGAGTAGGTGGTACTGATCGTGCTCCTATTTATGAAAAGGTAAAAAATGGTAGAGCTGTAGGACGTATGAAAAGAGTTGGTGGTACAGATCGTGTACCAAAGTATGAGAAGGTAAAAAACTATGATGATTATACTTGGCAAGAAATATCTCCAATGAGTGATGCAGAATATGATAAAATGGAAAAGAGTTCTACTATTCAATATAGAAATCCAGATTATAAAGGAGCTAAAAAAATTAAGCCACATAGTAGATTTTCTGAAGGTGGTATGATTGTTTCTTCTTTGTATGAGTCTTTTTAATGGATACTATAAAAGTTAATCCAACTAAAACAAAAGTAAAGCATCGTCCTGATATAGGTAAAAAAATAAATTTAGAAATAAAAGGACAAGTAAAAAATAAAAATGTTTTAAAAGGTAAACCTTTAAAAGGTTCTAATATAAAAGCAACAGCTAATTATAATAAAGGAAAGCATTCAGTTAGTGGAGAAGCTAAATATAAACCAGATAGTAATGAGGCTACTATAGTAGCAAACTATAAATATAAATTCAGTGAAGGTGGACAAATCGTTGCTGATCAATATACAATAATGGGAGAAGAATAATGTTAAAGAATACTTGGAAATCATCAGAGAAAGCTAGAACAGGTAAAGGTGAAAAACTTAAACTTGATACCTTTCCTGATACCACAGGCAGACCAACTGGACAAGGATATGGATTGGCTCGCACAGGACCTGCTGTTGTAAAACTTAATCGTGGTGGACCTGCCAAGAATAAGGTACCTTACTAATGGCAGATTCAGCTGAAGCAAAGATAAGAAAAGGAAAAGAACCAATGCTTAGAAATACATTGAAGTCTGCAGAGGAAGCTCCAGAAGTTAGAGCAAGAGCTGTTAAACATAAATTATCTGAACTTGATATGGCTAAGAATAAGATAAAAGATGTCGTAGATAATATCACAGCCAAAGGTGGTGGTAGATTAAGTCGTCTTTGGAAAACAGGGAAGAATAGATAATGACAAAAAAGAAAAAAGAATCTTATGCAACTATTTTAAGTCCTAAAAAAAGAAAGCGACAGAGATTAAAAAAAGAAGCAAAAGCTCGTGAAGCATACATGCCAGCACTAAAGGCTGAATTAAGAGCTGATACAAATAGATTAGCAAGAGAGACAGATAATTTTCAAGAAATGATGGACAAGA